CACGGCACCAACGTGGAAGCGCCTTTGGCGACCATTCAGGAGGCGCTGGCAAACGTCCTGGCTCAGCAGGGCATGGGCGGCGATATCCACATTACCTTCACCGGTGATCTGGCCCAGCTTGGCCGGGTGCTGAAACCGGTGATCGAGCGGGAAAACCGCCGCGTGGGTGCCAGCTTAGCAAAGGGGGTCATGTAACATGAGCAAAGTAACACAATTTCTGCTGGACGGCGTGGCTTACAACGTCCACGTCACCCAGCTCAGCCGGAGCTTCTCCATTCTGGAGGGGGATAACTCCGGCCGCACCCAGGACGGCGGCCTGTTCCGGGACGTGGTGGGTACCTACTACAACTATTCCATGACTGTGGAGCCCCGGGATGGGGACAACGCTGCCATGGACGCGTTCTGGGAAGCGATTTCCCAGCCTGAGGTCAGCCACGTGTGCGTATTTCCCTACGGTCAGAGTACCCTGACCCAGCGGATGTATGTCACCGGCGGCGAGCAGAACCTGCGCCGCCTGACCCAAAAGGCAAACCACTGGGGCGAGCTGAGCATTGCGTTCACCGCCCTGAGCCCGAAGGTGACGCCATGAGTCTGGAACTGAAATATATTGACGTGCCCGAAGGGGCACAAAACAGCATGGCGTTCTCCGCTTCTGAGGAGAACGCCATTTCCAATGCCGCCGGAGTCCCCGGCGGCGTTACGGATACGCCATGGGCTACTCTGGAGCCGGGATGCTGGGCTCTGGATGGCAGCCGTGAGCTATTGAATGATACGCCTGAGGAGATTGGTTGGTGGAGTTATGAGCGTTCCGGCGAGGACGGCCGGTTCACGACCGCACCCCGCCTGACCCTCAAATTTCCCGTTCCCTACAGCGCTACCGGACTGACTTTCACGTTCTCGCCCTCCACTCAGCAGTGGTGCAGCGAGATCCATGTGGCGTGGTACAACGGTCAGACCCTTCTGACCGACGGCATCTACCACCCCGATGGGGCTAAGTGGGTCCTGAGCCGGACCGTTGAGAGCTTCGATCAGATCCGCATCGATCTGATCGCCACCAATGCCCCGGGCCAGTTTGCCAAGCTCCAGCGCATTGAAGTAGGGCAGACCATTCTGTTCGGTAAAGAGGAACTGATCAGCGTTCAGCTTGTGAACGAGATCGATCCTACCCTGTGCGTACTGTCCGCAGACACTATGTCCTTTGAAATCATCGACCGCAAGGCCCGGGACCTTATCCCACAAGAGAATCAGCGGGTCGAGCTTTTCAGGGATGGAAAGATCAAGGCGGTTCAGTACATCACATCCGGCACCCGGAGCGGTAAGAATCAGTATAAGATCGATTGCCAGTCTGTGATCGCACTGCTGGAAGATACGTTCCTTGGGGGTATGTATGACGCTAAGCCCCTTGCGGAGTTGGCAGGAGAGATTCTGGGAGACTGGCCCTTTGAAATTGCTCCCTGCTTCAGCGACACTACCGTATCCGGTTATCTGCCTGTCTGTACCCAGAGAGAAGCACTTCAGCAGATAGCCTTTGCCATTGGCGCGGTGGTGACCACGCAGGATGAAGCGAAAATCCGTTTTCTGCCCATCCCCGAGACTACCACCGGCAGATTTACTGAGGCAGATATCTTTATGGGTACCAGTGTCAGAACCGAGCCCCGGGTAGCAAAGGTGGAGGTGTATTCCCACAGCTATACCCCTTCTGATACGGAGGAAACGATGCTGGAGGATGAGATATCCGGCGAGGAGGTGCTGGTGACCTTTGATGCACCCCATCACAGCTATGCGATCACCGGTGGTGTAATTACTGCGTCAGATGTGAACTGGATGAAAATCACTGCCGACGGTCCTGTAACAGTTACTGCGAAGCCTTATCTGCACAGTGCCGTGGCGCATATCAAACGGAATCCTGCGGCGCTGGCAAAGGAGCAGAGCAATTGCGTATCCATTCCTGAGGCGACGCTGATCCATAACGGAAATGTTGGGTTTGCGCTCGCGCGGCTGTTCCATATCCATCAAATGCGCCAGACCACTGAACAGGATGTAGTGGTGACAAATCAGAAAGCCGGCGATCTGGTGGCCAGTACTACACCCTGGAACGGAAAGACCAAGGGCTATATTTCATCCATGGACAATACATTTACTCAGAATAAACACACGGCAAAAATATGCATTCAGGGTGTGGAAGTTACCATGGATGCGGTTTATTTCCATTCCGGTGAGATTTTCGCTGGAGGAAAGGAGGTCGTATACTGATGGATCTGATTACAGACAGAACCGAATCGGATGTGCTGCTCAGAAATGATAGGGGCGTGTATAATTATTCCGATTTGAATCGGGTGGAAGGGGGTGTGGCTCAAATTGCAGGAAGGTTTCAACAGCTTGGTATTGGCCTGCGTCTCAAAACCAAAACAGACTGGGGGCTACCAGGTGATTTTTCAGTTGCCACATGGCCCACAGTGTCACAAATGCGCAGATATTTGGAGAATATCACTGCAATTCGCGACCAGCTCCATCTGCCTGTCCCCGTACCGCACTCCATGGAAAAGCTGACATGGGAAAGTGCAAACAATATCGAAAAGGTATTGCAGTCAGCGAATGCCGCAATCGGTGGAATTCTGCGTACCTACAAATACAGCGGCGAAATTTATGCCGGAGAGGAGATTTAAATTATGCATGATAGAATTCCGGGAGCGCCCGGACAATACAAAGCAATCATTACTGCGGAAGAACTGCTGAAAATGCAGTCTGGTAAGCAATTTGTTATCACTATGACCAGAGATGATCATCCCCTTGCGGAGGGGACACCCTACAATAAGGCATCCGTTCTCCCGGATGATGTGGCGAACCTAATCTGTCCGAAAGTGACTGACCCAACACCTGCCGATGCCTTCATGGGTCTGCTGGCACGGCGATACATGGCTGTGCTTACCGCCAGCGGATGGAGCGGTTCCGTAGCACCATACACACAAACCATTGCACTGGAAGATGTTGGAACGGCCGACTGTCCCAGGATCGGACCTGTCTATGACGATAATCCGGAAACCGCTATTGCACAGAAAGAGGCGTGGAGTCTGGTCACCCGGGCGAAAACATCCAATGGCAGTATCACATTTAGCTGTTTCGAGGGTAAGCCGCAGGTCGGTGTGCCTATTCAGATTGAGGTGGTGCGCTAATGAGTGATGCATTTCTGTATGGAAACGGAGGAGCAGGTGTAAAGCTCAGCGTTAAGGCGTATGAAACAAAGAATAGACTGCCTGAGACGGCAACAGAGAATACAATCGCCGTTATTACCGATGTAGCTATCACCGGATATACCTTTGCTGCTGCTGAGCCGCTAAATCCCACAGCGGGAATGGTTTGGTTTCTGACAGAAGCTGGCTGCGGAAGGGTTGTGGCTGTGACCACAAATAATCCAATCATGGTTTATCCTGCGGCTTGTAATCAGTATATCTCGGGTAAATGGCTGCAAAGGGAAGCGTGGAACTACGGCGATGGCAGTTGGAAGCCCTGGAGCCAATGGCTTATTGAGAATGGACAAACCTCTCACGCAATTATAGCTGTTGGCAAGCCCTACTGGGCTGGCTATATTGCTATGACCGGCTTAACTGTAACGCAAAATGATGACAGCATCGAAATTGTTGGTAACAGTGATGGTTACGGCATGGCCTATATTGAAAATATCGACCTGAGTGATTATACTACGCTAACTATCGAGGGGATGTTTACCCAAAATTACAAGGATCCCTATAGGCTGGCAGTTTGGAGTGATGTGGGAACCTGTATTGAGAATAATATGGTCATTTCCGAGGAATTAACGGCGACTGGGGTAACACTGGATGTGTCTGGATTGCACGGTGAACACGCAATTGGAATTACCACAGCCGGAAAATATACGCAGATTATCAATAATTTGATTCTGCGTTAAAGCAATTAATTCAGGGTGTGTTTAGTATTGCGCCTGTGCACGAACACCAGCAATCAGTCCCATTTACTTAGATGGGCATCAACGTGAGGAGGACAATAATGACTAATAAACAGAAGCAGCATCTTCTGGGCTTTCTCGGATACTATACTGGAGAGATTGACGGACAATGGGGCGTTTTATCTCAAGCAGCTACGGAAGCTTTTCAGCGTGACTATTCCCTGACAGTAGACGGTATTTTCGGAAAGGAAACTGAGACGCAAATCAGAAAAGTGATCGCCATCGGAGATGGCGAAGACTGGTGGAAGGAAATCAGATACTTTACCCGCGAGGAATTCAAGTGTAAGTGTGGTGGTATGTATTGCGATGGTTTCCCTGTAGAACCGGCACGTGAATTACTGACAGCGGCGGACCGAATCAGGGAGCATTTTGCGTCCGTTGTAGTGGTGTCCAGCGGCCTCCGATGCAAAATGCATAATAAGGCGGTTGACGGGGTAGCTAACAGCCGTCATTTATCTGGCAAGGCAATGGATTTCTGCGTGGCAGGTGTCTCAGTCTCCGATGTGCTGGCTTTCGTAAAGCAGCTGCCGGAGATCCGGTATGCATACGCAATCGATAGCCGCTATCTCCATATGGATATAGCGTAGCTAAGTGAATCGATGGAGTTATTACATTCAATTTTAACCGGAACCGGCAGTGCAGCCATCGCCGGCGGTCTCTTTATGTTGATCCAATGGCGGTTAGATAGAAAAGCGCAGCTTGAGGATCAAGCTACTGAGGCAAAGACCGTAAATGCCACGGCCCAGAGCCGTGATTTGGAAGAGCTAAAGCGCATGGTGGCGGTACTGTGCATTGCGGACAGAGCACTGCTATATGACCGTATCAAACATTTGGGAAAGTCCTATATCGATCGTGGCTATATTACAGTTGATGAATTGGAAGATATTACGAGAATGCACAGTGTTTATCATGACAAGGATATGCTCAATGGAAACGGTTTTCTGGATGGAATCATGGTGGCAATTCATGAACTTGAAATAAAATCCAATTAATATAAGGGAGGTGGATGTATGAAAATCAACTGGACGATACGTTTAAAAAACAAAACTTTTTTGACATCGCTGTTGGCGTTGGTAATTGCATTTGGCTATGATCTGCTTGCACTACTGAGTATTGTACCCAGCGTGGATGAAAGTACGGTGATTGCGGCAGTAAATGCGATTTTAACACTTCTAGGTATGTTAGGTGTTATCATTGATCCTACAACATCCGGCATCAACGACAGTAAAAGAGCGTTACAATACACAGAACTGACATAATCAATAGCTCGAATTATTGCGCTTATAGGTGAGAAAAAGAATATTTATGCCCCGGTTCGTTGAAACCGGGGCATTTTCTGATTAAGGAAACAATCAAATGTGAGCAACTCTGATTTATATTTGCGAAATAACCTACTGAGCTGCAGCAATAATGGTGTTCAGCAGAAGCAGCTTCTGATTAGCCGGGCAATTTAGCCGTTTGATAGATGCACTTACGGATTCTGCATGAACTTGAGCGACATGTTTCGCCAATTCCAGTTTCGCTTCTTCGGTATGGGGGTAATGTATCATCAGGTTGATCGGGGCGTATCGTTTCAC